AGGACGGCAGCTACACGGACGAGTTCGCTCCGGCGTGCGCCGCTCGCGGTGACTTTATCGACGCCACCGATTGGAAGCCTTTGGAGGAGTACGAATGAGGCCGTTCGAGAAGGATTCGACCAGCATCAGGTACCGCGTCCTCGACCACATCACGATGTATCCCGGACGCACCACGCAGGAGATCGCGGACGCAACCGGCATCGCGCACAGGCGCGTCAAGAGCGCGTGCGATTACCTGCAGGTCAGGGGGTACATAGACAACATCGCCTCGTCCGGCAACCACCGCCCCCGCCGCTTAATCAGGAGGGACGCCGAATGATCCCCAAGATTACACGCTATCTCGTCACGCCCTACGGCGCCGAGTCGATCAAGATCAAAGTCGCCAGCGACCAGCAGCGCATCGAGGACCGCATGCCGGACATCCTCGCCGAGTGCGACCGCAGGGGCATCAAGCCCGAGGCATGGTGCAAGATCTCCATCATCTCCTCGTCCGGAGTCGTGGCACCGCTCAAGACCGTCTGGCTCGGCGACGGGGAGCCGACCGTCAATCAGTGGGGGCATAACCTATGACCGCCACGTATGACGGTCATCTCGCCGTCACCAAGACCGGCATCGCCGCATGTTGCCGCGACATGGACGTCTGCGTCCTGCGCGGACAGGTCTACACCGGCACCAAGGGCCAGCTGATGCTCCGCATGACCGACAATCCTCGCAAGGGCATGACCATCCGCTCCTGCCCGTTCTGCGGTGCGACACCGGAGGACCGTCCATGAGGATCCACGTCTGGACATGCAACCGCTGTCACGACGACGGCGGAGCGTGCGAGATGGTCACCGAGGATGCGGAGATGGTCCCGAGACATTGCCCCTGCGACCTGATCGCATCATGGCAGGAGGGAGCGGAATGACCTACGAGGAGGACGTCCGCGAGGCCCTCAAGCAAGGCCCCGGGAGCGTCAAGCAGATCGTAGCCCGCATCCCTCGCGCGAGCGAGAACGGCGTCCGCAGGGCGCTCCGCAGGATGGAGGCGCGCGGAGAGGCGAGGATCCTCCGCTTCGAGCGGTTGACCCCGTATGCATATGCTCCGATCTGGGAGGCCGTCGAATGAGCGCGATCTACGAGCCATTGGTCATGGCCGCCCTCGCCGAGGGACCGGCCACCATCAGCGAGATGGTCGACCGCATCCCTCGGTCCAACTACGACTCCATCCTCAACACGATCCACATCCTCGTCGAAGCCAGCAGGGTCCGCGTCAAGGAGATCAGGAAAGCCCCCAAGACCTCCAAGCCCACCCGTGTCTGGGAGGCGATAGAGTGACCGAAGCAACCGTCACCCAGCTGAAGGACCGCATCCTCGCATACTGCGAGACCGCGCACACCCAGCAGGAGATCATGGACCACCTCGGCATCGACCGCTCCATCGCATCGTCCCTGATGCTCAAGATGGTGGCATCCAAGGAACTCGCCATCGCACCCGGCACATGCGGGAAGGGGTGGATCACCGGCGTCAAGGCCAAGGCCATGCTCAAGCAGCTGGACGGTGACGCCTGATGGACCAGACCGAGAAGCTGTGCGTCGTCCGCGCCCGCGGAAAGGCCCTCGCGAGAGCCATCGCCGACGCGAGGTTCGGAGCCAAACCCGAACTCGACGGAAGGCTCCAGGAGGTCCAGAACGCCGTCCTGACGCTCAACGCCTGGATGGAGGCGCAGGACCTGATCCCGAGGGAGGACCGATCATGATGGACAGCATCATCATGACCTACTCCCGGCACAGGACCAACGGCACCACCGAGACCCGCAGGGAGACCATCGACGGATGCAGGAGCGTCGTGGCGCTGATCGGGCGCATCCGCGCCGGACTGACGGACGGATGGCGCCTCCAGGACATCCGCATCGAGAGCCAATGCTCCACATGCGCCCACGCCTACGTGGACGGCGAGATGGTCTACGAGTGCGGCTCCAAGGACATCACCGACGAGGACATGTGCGATTTCCCCTCATGCTCGCAGTACGTCCGCATGGAGGGAGAGCGATGTCCGTATCGAGAGTCTACTGCATCATCTGCGACCTCGGACGCGCGACCATCGTCGAGATCGCACGCAGGACCGGACTCCCGCCGTGGAGGGTCGCCAACGCGATCTCCGTCCTCAAGAGTCAGGGTAGCATCCGCATGGTCGGTTACAAGACCAACCCCGCCTACGGCAAGGGCATCGCCCAGAGATGGGTCCAGATCTGGGAGGCGGTCGATTGACTGGGAGCATCCTCACGGGCAGTCGTGCCGGCATGGTCTACAACGCGCTCAAGATGCTCGGACGTCCGTCCACCGCGTCGGAGGTGCTGGATGCCCTCGGCGACAGGTGGGAGATCGGACCCAACGCCGTCGGAAGCACGCTCCGCCGTTTGTACGACGAGGGCCGTGTGACCCGCTCCGTGGACTCCAAGGGAACGCGCAGATGGGAGGTGCGCTGATGATGACAGCGATATTGGAGGCGTTCGCATGACCCAATCCCAGGAGATCGTCCTGTCGTCCCTCCGCAAGCACGGGCCGATGACGGTCACGCAGATCTGCGACGACACCGGATGCAGTCCGACCTACGTCCGCAGGTCGCTGAAAAAGCTGGCCAAATACAAATTCGTCGAGGACGGTGAGCCAGTCCGGAAGCCCGGATGCACCACATGGCTCGCCACATGGAGAGCGATAGAGTGAGACAGATGGACATGGACACGGTCGGAGACATCGACAGGGTCTTCCCGGACGGGAAGCGCTGCAGATGGCTCAAGACCGACATCGACAGCGGACTGATGGCAGGAGGCGAGGTCTTCGTCATGGGGACATGCAGACTCATGGGTGGAGTCGCCTACGACCGCACATGCGACGGATGCTCGTCATACGCGAGGGACCGAGGATGACAGAGATAACGACAGACGAGAAGACCGCGTTGATGGATGCGGTCAGGCTCGGAGCGATGACCGCCCTCGGGGAGGTCGTCTGCATCAAGGACCTCCCGGCGGGGGTCCCGATGAAACTCTACATCAAGACAATGGAAGCCGTGAACGAGGCAATGAGGGAGATGACATACGATGACTACTGACGGACTGGTGGATCTGGCGGACAGGATGATGTCCTATGCGATGGAACTGATGGACGACGAGGAGATGGGGACCGTGATGGAATGGGCCAACGCCATCTACGATTACGCCGGAGTGCCGGCGGATCAGAGGAGCGGCAAGGAGATCATGGAGGGGTGCGAGTGACCGACCAGTGCAGCGACTGCGCACACTGTCATGGCGTCGAGATCAAGGTGGATTTCGACGACCCGGGATACCTCGAAGCGGAGTGCGACATGGAGTCTGTCATGACCGACGAGGACTGCGAGAAGTGCGACGTGGGCAGATGCCCTTACTACAAGCAGATGGGAGAGGACGAGGACGAATCGAAGTACGTCCGCGATGTCCGCATAAGCGACGAATGCCCCACGACCGCCGAGGGGTTGAAAAAATACGAGCATCGCGAGGTGACCATAAGGCTGGACGACGAGCAGATGGAGAGGCTGATAGATGCCATCAAAAACCCCGAGCCTCCCGATACCCTTACGATCGACGGCAAAAAGGTCACCCTCGACGAGATCGGAGAGATGCTGGCGAAGTACAGCCATCTCGAAGACCAGGCCAAGCGGTTCGAGAGACTGGTCAAGATCATCGATGCCGCATAGCTGAGGTTCGGGAAATCCAATCCGCCCACGGCGATCAATCCATACGAACGGATTCTTCAGAAGTTCTACGAGACGGAGGGGAAGGAATGACCGAGGACAAGTCACAGACCTTCGAGGAGATCGAGGGCGTGCTGGACATTCTGGAAATGATCAACACCCTGTGCGATGACGACGACACCAACGCCACCTCGGAGTTGATAGCAAGGATCAGAGGACTCGCGAGACAGGTCAAGAAAGCGGATCGCTCCACAGAGATGGCCACCCTGATACAGGCCGTGAAGTTCGTGGTCATCTGCGGCGATCTCATAAGGGAGACCAAGGACCTGCACGAGTTGAAGCTGGACCAAGTCCTGCCCGAGGATGACATCAAGGCGATCCGGGATGCCACTGTCGTCTTCGAGACGGCCATCACCGGATCCGTGACGCACGCCATGGAGACGATGGACAGTCTGGACGTTTGGAAGTCCGGCGGACGCATCGACAAGATGGTGGAGGAATCGGCAGGATATCTTCCGAAGATCGGGACGTTCGAGTGGGTCCTCGCACGTGTGAGGTGTGGTGCGAAGTACTCGCAGTTCAGGCGCAGAAGATGGGCCGAATACAGGCGCGATGCTGTGCTGGACATGTCCGGTCCGGCACCGGCCATCATCAACACCAAATATCCCGCCTATGAGGACGCGTTTGTGAGGATACTCAACGTAGGCGACATGACCGCAGATGATTGGGAGAAGGTGGAATGAATGGGCATATTCAGCGAAGACGAGGCTCGGGACTGCCACTACGCCGGACTCCAAATGAAGGCGGAGAATTGGGAGAAGATGATGCGCAAAGGCGTGGACGGATTCAGGCCCTGCCCGATATGCGGACGCAGGCTCACCACGAACGACATCCAATTCTGCGATTGCGAAGGCGAGCGCATAGGGGACCTTGAGGCGATGCACGATTTCGAGCATACCAGAGACCCGAGCAACATCGCCGCCCCCGAGGATTGGGCGCACATGTCCGAGGCGGACCGCCGTCAGGCATCCGAGATCTATGCCGAGTCACTGTCGGCTGTCGAGACCATCATCATGACCTGCAACTGCGGATACTACATGGTGATCGATGCGTGGGGCATCGACTTCCCTGACGCGGGATGGGTGGACGGATTCAAGGAGAAGGCGAACAGGAGGATGGGTGAATGACAGAGGACAAGACACTGGAGTTCGCCGTCCGGATCATCATGGTGAGCAGAGATGATTGGGTGATCCCCTGCAAGAGCATGGAGGAAGCGAAGGAGACCGCGAGCGCAATCCGCAACGCGATACAGTGGAAAGAGAGATTGCTGTTGCTCAGTAGCCTGGTCCTCGCACCTAAATTCACGGTAGAGGTCTCGGATGTGGCGGTCAATACGGAGCATATAGAGTCGGTCTATGTCATCAGGATGGTGGGCGAATGAGCGTCGTGATCAGTAACAGTCTCGCCGCCAATGTGATCCGCCAGATCGACGAAACCGTGAAGAATCTGGAGAAGGGGAACGATTTCCGTGCAGGATACGAACTCGGCAGACTATACGAGGCATTCGGAAACGCCATGAACTCCCAGAACAAGGAGGAGAAGTCCGAATGAAGACACCATCCGCAATCTCCGTCCTCATGGCTGACAGATTCTCCGTCTTACACATGCAGGGGCCGTCAGGAGACGCGAGAGAGGATAAGAGGATGTGCGAGTGCATGGGATGGCCCGACCTCGCCAAAGCGTTCGGGAGGGGCAAGGAATGAGCGCATACAAACTCGTGTTCACGCTCGTGACGGGCGAGTCTTTCTCCCGCTCGTACAACGACTACGTGGAGGCCAAGGGGGATGCGAGGGACGTGATGCTCCAGCCCAAGTCTTACACGGTGATGGACAGGACCGGAGAAATCAAGGACGTCTTCGTACGGAACAGCGCGATCATCAAGGTCGCCGTGGTGAAGAAGGGAGAGGAGGAGAGATGACACTGACGCAGAAGGAGGCGATGCTCGCACTGCTCCGCAGGAAGATCATCACCTGCGGGGACATCGATTATGCTCTGAACCCCGGGGGAGAGTTGATGATACGGTACTTCCCCTGGACCACGGAGCCGTGGCAGATAAGCAATCTCTTCGCCGGCGCCGACATCAAGCCCGAGTGGGACCTGTCCTTTGAGGATGCGCTGGCCGATATGCGTGCCGGCAAGATCTGCCAGTGCGAGATCGCACCGGAATTCAATTTCTGGATGAACGACAAGAAGCGCATCGTCGCAGGAGAGCCGACCGACAGGCTCGGACCGAAGGCCAACGGTCACATCGTCGAGTTGTGCGACGACCACTTCACGGCCAGATGGAGGATGGTCCGATGAAGATCTCCAAGAATCAGTCCGACATCATCGACGAGATGATCGAGGATCCCGACATCGAACGTCTGCCCGAGTTGCAATGGATCGCACTGCATCTGTTGAGGATGGCAACGAATACCCTCGGGGATCTGACGCCGACGGCCAGAGCGGAGCTGGAGGTCTCGATGGACCAGCTGCTGTACGCGATCCAGTGGACGGTCTGCTCCGACAACTACCCCGACCGTAAGGAACTGGCCAAGCAGTGCAGGTGCATGGCAGACGATTTGACCCGGGAGGATGACGAATGACCGATGAACTCGATCAGGTGGACATCACCTGGAACGCCCTCACAACCGCGATAGAAGCATTGGACCGCATCAGAGGTCTCATGCCCGAGGAGTACGACAGGAAGGTCGGCATGATCCAGGACCTCCTGATGGACACGGCGTGGTATGCCGGAGACTATCAGTTCGAGGAGGCGGTCATCCAAGGGACGCAGGAGATGAAGGCGTGGATAAGGGAGGAGATGGGGGAATGACTCAATGGCGCGTCTGCGTTTATCCGACGCACGAGAGCATCCTCGTCATCGACGAGATCTATGGGACACAGAAGGAGGCGCAGGAAAGACTCTGCTACATCGAGAACGCCATCGCAAACGACAGGACCGTCATGAGCGAAGGCCCCAAGCCCGGCACCAGGCGTGTCCTCAATGGGAAGCACATTGTCGGAGCGATGATGTTCGAGGTGGACGAGCGATGGCCAAGATCCACGCGTTCATGAGCCGCGACTGGTTCACATGCTACGAGTGCGACAGTCTGACGTGGCGCGGATTGACACCGTATTGCAGACACAACGGCTGTCTGATCAGATGGGACCCGGAGGGGTTCGGATGCGGAAGCTACGCATCGGGAACGAGGGAGAGGTGAGATGGATGGCGGATTGGATCACACTGATGTCTGGGATACTCGCCATCATCTGCGCGAGCATCCTTTATTTCAATGGCTGCAAACTTCAAAACGAGATGGAACGGGAACGCCGTGCCCATCGCAGGGCGATGGACTACGCGCTGTGCATCGACGACATCCTGACCGGAGCGACCATGCCGGAGGACAAGCGGAAGAAGCTGCAGACGTGCTTCCACTACTACCTCGCGGCGATAGGATCGGGAGATTGGGACCTGGTGGCGAAGCGCAGGGACGCGATGGACGAGGCGTTGGACCAGAGCGGATGGGAGTGGAGGGTCGATGACCGAGACGGAGAGGACCCCCCTAAGCGATGCCCATATCCTCCCATGCAAAAGATGCTCTGACGGAGTGTGTCTCATAGTCACCAAGGAGTTCGACCCGGACCTCCACGACTGGACGAACTACCGCTACCGCGTCCAGTGCATCTACTGCGGAAGACACACCCGCATGTATCGGTCGCGGATCGAGGCCATAGGCAGGTGGAACGTGAAGCAGAGGAGGAAGTGGATATGACAGACCGCGAAGACCGCATCCTCGCATCCGCCGTCATCGTCCTCGGAGCGACGGTCGTCTCCATCCTTGCAGTCACATGCACGCCCGGGGGTATCGTCGCAGGCGCATCAGCATGGCTCGCAGGCATCGCATGGGCATGGACAGAGGTGTCATGCAGCCGCTGACGCCCATCGAGCAGGAGATCGTGAGGCATCTCCGCACTAGACCCATGACCATGAAGGACATCGAGGAGGCGATGGGGAGGAACCGCCATGACGCTGACATCGCCGCGGCGCTCGACCGTCTCAAGTGGTTGGGATATATCCGTCGCAAGCGCCTGGACACGTCCTGCCATCTCGCCGTCTGGGAGCTGATGTGATGATGTATATCGGACAAAAACGATGCTGGTTTGTCGGCACATTGATGAAACACAGCGGTCGACCTCGCAAACCCCGACATGACGAGGATGTTTTTGTGCCATGTCGGACAAACCTTTTTCCTCCGTTTTTCCGAATTTCGTTTTTATACCTCCCGGCTCGTCTTTTCATCACCTAAACGGAGGGTTAACCGTGAATCGGACAGAGATTGAGTGGATGCCCATCGGGTGCATCAAACCTTATGAAAAAAACCCGAGGAGGAACGACGGTGCTGTCGAGGCATTGGCGAACAGCATCACCGAGTTCGGGTTCAAGAATCCGATCATCGTGGACAAGGACCTGGTCATCATCGCAGGACACACCCGCCTCAAGGCGGCGAAGCTCCTGGGATTGAAGGAGGTCCCCGTGGTGGTCGCTTCCGATCTGTCCGAAGCGCAGACGAGAGCATACAGGCTCGCAGACAACAAGATCAGGGAGTTGGCCGAATGGGACGACGACCTCCTGCAGGAAGAACTCGATTATCTGGACGATTACTTCGATGTAGACGACCTCGGCTTCGATGTCGGATTCGGAGATGAATGTGTTGACCTTGATGATGCGATGGGCGAGGATTTCATGCTCCCGGAAGGGGAGAAGGGAGAGACCGAGCGCATTGCATTCATCCTTACGAATCAACAGGCTGCCATCGTCCGTGAGGCACTCAACAGCATCCCCGAGGAGGATTCAGAGGAGATCGGAACACTCAGCGGATTCAAGATCTCGGAGGTGTGCCGTCAATGGCTGGCGCAAAGGACGTGATATGCAAGGTCATCCCCTCGTCGGTGGCCACGCCCTTCATCAAGGCACACCATTACAGCGGAAAGGTCGTCCAGAACTCCCAGCTCCACATTGGTGCGTTTCTGGACGGGAAGCTCCATGGTGTCATGTCCTTCGGGCTGTCCATGGACAAATCCAAACTGCAAGGGCTGGTGAGGGGTACAGGCTGGAACGAGTTCATCGAGCTCAACAGGATGGCCTTCGACGACTATCTCCCGAAGAACTCCGAGAGCAGGTGCATAGCACAGGCGATAAGGATGATCCGGAAGAATGCACCTCACATCAAATGGATAGTCTCATTCGCCGACGGATGCCAATGTGGAGACGGGACGATATACCGCGCATCCAACTTCGTCCTCACGGGGATAACCCGTAACAAGACGATATTGAGGCTTCCCGACGGTTCCACCGTTGCGGCCGCTACGTTGGAGACCATCCCGCTCGGAACCGAATCGAGGAGAGCGGCGCATCTGTGCGGAGTTCCTCCGGGATACAGGACGAGACATCAATGGGTGGGGTTGGGATGCTCGTTCGCCGAGGGGTTCATGCTCCGCTACATCTATTTCATCGACCCCACCGCACGGGACAGACTCACGGTCCCGATCATCCCGTTCTCGAAGATAGACGAGATCGGGGCGGGGATGTACAGAGGGGAAAAGAGAAATAGAGCGGAGACGGATATGGAATCGCGCAGGAAGTGTTGTAGCGACACGGATTCCTCCCAGGATTCAGAGGGCGGTGCGATTCCGACCTCTGCGCACCATTGTTCTCAGGAGGTCTGACGATGCCGAAGGCACGCACGGACCCGTTAACCGAGGCCGAAGTCATCCGTCTGCACGAGTCCGGTTACAGTCTCGGCGAGATCGAGAGGACCACCGGCGTGAACAAGTCCACCGTCAGGAAGATCCTCAAGCGTGCCGAGTCGAAGGACACAGAGTCCGATCCGAAAGACAAAACACAGACGGCACCCAAGCCCACACCCGCACGTGCGCGCGTCAAAAGCAAGCCCGTGTCCGATGCAAAGGACACACCAAAGGACACACCAAAGGACACACCAAAGGACACACCAAAGGACACACCGCCCGAAACAAAGGACACACCCCCGGATACGTCCCTCGAAGCGCTCACGAAGGAGTGCACCGCGAAGGAGCTCCTGACGTACATCGCAATCGCCAAGGTCGGCTACAAGAAGGCCAAGGAATCGCCGCAGGAACCCGACAAGAAGACCTGGCAGGAGGTCCAGTATCTGAAGCTGTACAAGGACGGGATCAAGATGCTGATAGACTGCACCGGCTTATCGCGCGATGCCGTCCTCGGAGTCCCGGCCAGCCCTGTCGATGACTATCTCGAAAAGGCGCTGGACCTGCTCAAGGAGAAGACATGACGGCGGAAGCTGTCACGATCCTGCCGCATCCGGACCCCGTGAGGAACCGGAAGGCGTTGGAGTCCATCGCATCGTCCACCGGTTATCTGACCGTGTGGGAGGGAGCGGTCAGATCGTCCAAGACCGTCATCGCATTGGTGGCATTCTCGCTGTACGTCCGGCAGTCCAAGGAGACCAGATTCCTGATGTCCGGGAGGACGATGGGAACAATCGAACAGAACTGTATCCTCAACGATTTCGGCCTCCTGAACATGATCCCGGGATCGGAGTATCATCAGGTCGGCAAGAAGTGGGGGATAACGTTCCGCGTGAAGGAGAAGGACGGCACGATGACCCCCAAGGTCATCATCGTACAGGGAGCATCCACGATCAAGGACTACATGGCCCTGCGCGGTCAGTCTTACGGCGGATGGTTCGCGGATGAGATCAACATGCACGACAGGGAGTTCGTCGTCGAGGCACTGAAGCGTACCGTTGCATCGAGGGACCGTCGGCATTTCTTCACGTTGAATCCGGGGTCACCGAACGAGTGGATATACCGCGATTTCCTCGACCGGTACGACGCGATGACCGAAGAGGAGCGGAATGCCCTCGGCGGATATCACTGGTGGCACTTCACCCTCGAAGACAACCCCATCATGACGGAGCAGATGATCGCATCCCTCAAGGCGCAATATCCCGAAGGATCCTACCTCTATCGCAGATACGTGCTCGGAGAGAGATGCGTGGCGGAAGGACTCGTCTATCCGATCCTCGCGGAGTCCTCGTTCCGTCCGTTCGACATCTCCGATGTGGATGTGCGCTACTGCGCCATCGATTTCGGAGCCACCCATCCGACCGTCATGGTCTTCGGCGGAACATTCAAGGGCAACCGCAGGGACTGGCGCATCTGCGCCGAGTACTTCGACGAGGCCAGTGGGAAGACGACCTATGACCACTATTGCGGATTCCTCGATGTGTGCAGACGCATCGGGGCCGACCCCAATCGCATCCAGGTGGCCATAGATCCGGCTGCGAGGACCCTCCGTGACGAGTTCGTCAAGCACGGCCTCAATGTTCGCAAGGCCAAGAACGACGTACTGCCCGGGATCGAGTATATCCGCGAGGCTATGAGGTCGGGAATGCTCGTTTTTCACGACACCCTCCAAGACATTCTGGGAGAATTTCGCACATACTCATGGGATTCCAAGGCCGCCGAGAACGGCATCGAGAAGCCCGTCAAACTCGGCGATGACCGCATGGACGCGGTTCGCTACTTCGGATATACATTCATGAGGCCAATCGTAGGACTGATAGCATGAAAACAGAACCGCCTGAAACCATCGTCACGCAAGAGAACATCACGCCGAGGACGGTCCGCAACGCATTCGTGGACTGGATCGGCCAGAAGTCGCGCTACGACACGCTCTACCGCTACTACATCGGGGACCAGGACTTCCCCGACCGTGACGGCAACCGCATCGTCTCCAACTTCTGCGCGTACATCTCCAAAGCCCTCCGCGGATACATGGTCGGCAACCAGCCGAAGTACGTCTGCGCGGAGAACGACTCCTACGGCCAGCAGATCATCGACCTCATGCACCGCCAGACCAAATGGTCGGTGGACTCCCAGCTCGCTCTCGACATGAGCATCTACGGCAAGGCGTTCGAGCTCGTCTATCTTCCGAAGGACAAGACAGAACCGAACTCGGTCGTCGTGTCCCCTCGCAACGCATTCGTTGCTTACACCGGAGACATGGAGCGCGATTCGGTCTTCGGCGCGGTCATCTACTCCTACCGCGACGAGGCCGACACCATCCACTATACGATGTACATGTACGACCGGCAGAGCATGAGCGTGTGGGAGTCCGTCAACGACGACTCCGCCGATGGCTGGCGCATGATACAGGACCCCGTACCGCACGGCTTCGGACGCGTGCCTCTGATCGAGTATCGCAACTCACGGGACATGCTCGGAGACTTCGAGGGCATCATGGACCTGCAGGATGCCTACAACTCGCTCCTGTCCGACAGACAGGACGATAAGGACGCCTTCGCCCAGACCATGCTCTTCATTCAAGGCTCCATCATCGGCGCCACACCGGAGGAGATCGAGCAGGGCAAGGAGTTCCTGAAGAAGACCCGCGTCTTACAGGGCGACGACGACACCACCGCCACATGGCTCACCAAGACCATGGACGAGGCGGGCATCCAGGTCCTGCAGGACCAGTACGCCAACGACATCCACAAGTTCGCCATGGTCCCCGACCTGTCCGACGAGCAGTTCGCGGGCAACGCGTCGGGCATCGCCATGGCCTACAAGATGTTCGGCACCGATCAGATGATGGCGGAGAAGACCGCGCGCTTCCGCGAGGGTTTCATCCGCCGTGTCAAGCTCTACGACTACCGCATGAACAACCCCTCCATGTCCGTCGGGTACGAGCCGAGGACGGACATCGAGAGCATGGACATCATATTCCAGTTCAACGCTCCGCAGGACCTGTCCTACATGGCGACCGCCCTGACGCAGCTCACGTCCTCCGGCATCATGTCCAAGGCGACCGCGAGGATGCAGATCTCCGCCATTCCCGACCCGATAGAGGAGGCGGAGCTGGTCGAGGAGGAGGCGTCGTCCGCATCGTCCTCCGACGCCATGTCCTTCGAGGACGACGCCACGAGGTCGCTCGGCAGGATGCAGAACCCTCCGATGGATGACGAGGACGAGGACGATGGCGAAGGCCCCGTCCTGGAATGACGACATCGAGAGGGAGGTGGCGAGCTACCAGGGCAACATGACGCCCCTCGCCAAGTCCCTCTCGCGCATCACCAACCGCGCCATCGACGGGCTGATCTCGGACGTCCGCGCCATGATGGAGCGCGAGAGGTACGCGGACCAGCCCGCCGCCATCTTCCTCAACGGCTTCGCGGCCTCCGCCACCATCATCAGGATGCAGGCGCTTCTCAAGGCGGTCCCGGAGCGCTACCGCGAAACGATATGGAAGAGCATCGTGGGGCAGATCGCCCATCACCGCATGACCAACATCCGCGCCATAAGGACGCTAGCGCGTCTCAACTGCTACGCCGTTCTCGACGACATGCTCTACACGACCGCGAGGATCCTCTCCGAGGTCGCGAAGGACGGCTACTATCGCGGGATGTTCGTCCTCCAGAAGGAGACGGGCATGGGGTGGGCGGTCGACGCCATCAAAGGCGGCCGCGTGCAGGTCATCGTGGACTCCGTGTTCGACCTGCCCGATGCACGGCGGTACATGGACCCTCTCGTCGATTTCTCGTCCAAAACGGTCATAAACTCCATGCTCCGCGGCCTCCCGCCGGACATGGTTTCAAAAAGCGTGGACGACATCAAGGGAGCCATGAGGTTCAGATCTAAGCGCGAGGCCCGGACCGTCATCACCGAGACGGCGGGCGAGGCCCACATGGAGGCCTATAAGAAGCACGGCGTGAGCCAATATCGCTTCATGGCATCCTATGACGAGCGCACGTGTCCGGTATGCGGTCGGCTCGACGGCAAGATATTCGACCGCGACAAGGCGCAGGTCGGAGTCAACTATCCGCCGATGCACCCCAACTGCAGATGCACCACAGTGGCTTATCTCGGCAAGGACATCGAGAAGCTCTCCGCACCGAGGGCGATCCGCGACGGTGCCACAGGAGAGATGGTCCCCGTCCCGCATGACTACACCTACGAGCAGTGGTACACGCATCTCGGACCCGGCAGGAAGGACGGCATCGAGTACAAGCCTAAATTCAAGAAGAAGGACTGAAAAACCCCTTGAAACCTCTTAATCCCGAATTTCGTTTTTATACCCCTATCCTCGTCGTTTTAACCACCCCAAGGGGGGGTTGTACCCGTGACAGACGGAAAAGAGAACATCGACGGTACCGGCACAGGGGGAGAACCCCAACCCGAGCTCAAGACCTTCACCCAGGACGAGGTGGACAAGATCGTGTCGCAGCGTCTCAAAGCGGAGAGGGAGCGGAGAGATCGCGAGGACAAGACCCGCGCCGACGAGGCAGCGGAGCAGGCCCGCATCGCCCAGCTTGAAGGGGAGGAGCGCGTCAAGGCCGAGTATGAGCAGAAGGTGAAGGCAAGGGATACCGAGCTCGCGGAGCTCAAGCGTACCCTGGCCGTCACCAGAGCGCAGGGCGAGCTCGCCAAACAGGGGCTTCCTGTGGAGTTCGCAGGCAACCTCATCGGAGACTCCGATGATCAGACGGATGCCAACATCGCCGCGTTCTCCAAGTCCGTCTCGGATCTCGTGGCCAGACAGGTCAGCGAGAGCCTCAATCGGGGCACCCCTCCGGCAGGACAGGGTGCCGGCCCGACCAAGGAGGACGAAATGAGCAGCATGCTCGATCGCCTCATGGGCATTAAGAGATGATCACATGGCAGCGACATACTCAGGTAGTGGTGTGGACAACTCCATCACCACCATCGTCAAGATGATCTCCACCAAGATGGACGAGATCGTTAAGAAAGAAAGCGTAACGGCGGGGATGAATGCATCTTCGGAGATCGTCCAGGCCTTCAACGGCTCGGCGACCGCCAAGCTCCCCACCATGTCCACCGACGGACTCGGAGACTATGACAAGGTCAAGGGATATCCCGTCGGAGCCGCCACCATCGAGTGGACGGACTACACCCTGGCATACGACAGGGGAATCAAGATCGACATCGACCGCAAGGACAAGGTCCAGACCGACGGACTCGCAAGCACCGCCGCAGCAGCGGCCCAGCTCATGAGGCTCCAGGTCATCCCCGAGATCGATGCGACCAGACTCAGCGGAGCCGTCTCCAAGACCAAGACCGCACTGGCATCCCACGTGGTCGAAGAGACCGCCGCACCCACCAAGGCCAACCTCCTCTCCAAGATCGGAGTCGGACTCGACACCATCTACGAGGAGCGCGGAGTGGACTCCGGAAGCACCATCTACCTCAACAACAACATGAAATCGGTCCTCCGCGAGTCCAGCGAGTACACCAAGGTCAAGCAGATCTCCGGAGTGCCCAACATCGACCTCACCACCGAGTCCATCGACGGCAACCCCATCGTGTGGGTCCCGTCTGCAAGGATGAAGACCATCTACTCCTACAACACCCCCGGGGCCACCTCCGGCAACAAGGGCGGCATCGCACCCGGCACCGACGCACAGGACATCTACTTCGTCATCGTCGCACCCGGATGCGCCCAGGGAGTCACCGTCTTCAGCGAGCCCAAGTTCATCGACGCGAGCATCAACCAGTCCAAGGATGCGGACTCTCTGATGTACAGGCTCTACCACGATGTGATCGTGGAGAAGAACTCCGGCGCAAGCGGCATCTACGCCCAGTGCGGAAAGAAATCGAGTTGATCGCATGGACACCGACACCCTCCGCCGTCTATCCCGTCTCCGCACCAGGAGGACCCTCACGGACAAATCCGACGAGTATCTGACGATGCTCCTGGAGGATTCGAGGGACTATTTCCTCTCCGTGACCCATCGCAGTGCGGATCCCGGAGCCCGTGCGGATTCCATCATCACGCGCATCGCGGTGATGTGGTCCAACATGGAGGGCGGCGAGGGTGCCAAGCACGTCAAGGACGGCGAGGTCGAGCGCGAGTATCCGGAGGCGACCATGCCCGCGGATATCGAGCGCGAGATCAAGGCATGGAAGCTGGTGGTCGGTGTCGATGCAGTGTCTGGCAACCGATCTCCGCCGCATGCTGCGGTATCGCAGGGTCGAGTCCACGGACTCCGAGACCGGCGATGCCGTGCCATCCTATGTGCGTGAGCCCAAGGTCATCTTCATCGGCTTCTCACCCCTGTCCTCCGGTCGGACCCAGTCCGACTCGGGGACTTCGGACTCCGAGACCCGCTGGAGGGCCGTCGTGTCGTTCGCACATCCGTTCGTCCTCGGCGACAGGATGGGGCCTGCGGGCTCCACCGAGCCGACCTATGAGATCGTGTCCTGTCTGGACTATCCAGGCAGTCAGAACCTGGAGGTCAGGCCGATATGAGGATCGAGGTCGACGCCGAGGACGTGCAGAGGAAGCTTCGCAGCATGGTGGATCTGGACGGCATCATCGAGAGACGGTGCGCGGACAAGATCCAGGAGCAGATGCGGACTACCGCCGCACAGAAGCTCACGGACCAGGCTGTGGACACGGGCCTCCTGCGCAACTCCATTGAGACGGACGACGGCTACAACTCATTCGTGGAGCATCCGGAGGAGGGCGTGTCGGTCGGCATCCGCACGGACGTGTCCTACGCGCTCTTCATCGAGTACGGCACCGGACCCAAAGGCGACCCGGAGATACCGCACACGTCCAAGTCCTCATGGGTCTATCCTACGGGCGACCCAGAGGGGCCATTCAAGGTCGCCGTCAGCCAGCCCGCCAGACCGTTCATGCGCCCCGCGCTCTATGACAATCGCAGGGCCTTCGTCAAGATCATCAAGGACGGCATCAAGGAGGAGTTCGAGGCATGATAGACCCTACCGAGCACATCCTATCCATCATCAAGGGTGTGGTAGGCTCCGCCTACCTCGCATGGCCGCAGAAGTCCCCCAAGGGACCCTACGCCGTCATCGACATGATCGGCAGGACACCGGAGCAGGTCGGACCCGACGGCTCCGAGGTCCTCGTCCGTCTCACCTACTCCGTGGGCATCCTCGCATCCTCGCCATCTGTTGCGCGCAAGACCGCGATGGACGTCCTCGACGCTCTATCCCGTTACAACATCCAATCCACCGGCTTCTCCGGCATCTACGAGGAGCCCAACCACCTTTACCGCGTCAATCTGACCATCGGAGGGCTGATGGACACGCGCGGGAGAATCTTCGCATGAGGAGATCATATGTCAGAAGCAGTATCCGCCAAAGGCGTCCAGCTCTACGTGAAGCAGAGCACGGACTGGAAGGAGATCAAGGAGGTGAGCGCCGTGCCCGAGATCGGGCAGAGCGCGGAGAAGATCGACGTGACCCACCTGACCTCCGAGATGAAGGAATATATCCGTGACATTCCCGACTGGAGCTCCGATTTGGAGTTCACGATGAACGCTATGCCCGCGGGCGTGACGGACTCCAACATGGACCTGATCCTCGCCATGGACGAGGAGACCGTCTACGAATGGAAAGTCGTCTACTCCCAGCTCAAGAAACAGGTCAGCTTCAAGGGCCAGTTCTCCTACCGCTTCGGCGCAGGTGCAGTGTCCTCCAAGCAGGACTTCATACTGACCATCATCCCGCAGTCTGCTCTGACCGTGGGGGAGATCACCCAGACTCTAATGCTCACATATGAGGACGGACAGCAGGGGGCGGTCGCATGACCATGACCAAGCACCGCATCGGAGCCGAGATCGTCATCAAGGCATACGACGGCCCCGTCCCCGACGGCAAGGCGTTCTATGCGTGGAACACCCGCGAGGACGGAACTGGCGCGGTATACAAGCCCGGCAAGAAGATCACCATGATCGAATCCCTGCACCTCTATCCCATGTGGGTGGACGCGGCAGAGGAGATCCCGGAGGCGACCGAGTGACCCTCGTCACCCTCGCCGACGGCACCGAGAGGGATATCGACCTCGACATCGATGCCATCTGCGCATACGAGGAGGAGCATCCCGACTGGTCCATCCTCGACTTGTTCCAGCGCATGGAGAAGATGCGGTTCACGGACCTCAACCTTATGTCCATGCTCCTCGGCTTCCGCGACTACAAGGATGCCCTGGAGCAGGGCGTGGACATCACCACGATGGGAGACATCGTGCAGAACTCCAAGCTGATGGGGTTTACGGGTTCCCCGGCACAGGGGGAGTGAGAGAGCTAACGAGGCTGGTGGCAGTGTCAGAGGGCATGGATCCCTCTCTGCCGCCATCCCTCATCTGGCAGGCTGCGATGCTCAAGCGCGAGCGGAGGAGGGAGGAGCTGGTATCGCTCTCACTGTCCATCTGCGCGGGCATCGGCATCAACATCGGCGGGGGCGACACCTCTCGCGTCCTGCGGCCGTTCTACACCGAGAGGGAGTGGGCCGACCTGGAGCGTCGTGCCGAGGAGGAGCGCCAGCTGATGGCCCAGCGCCAGCAGATCGCCAAGCTCATGAGGTTATCACATGGCAGATGAGATCAAGATCAAGGTCACGGCCGATACCAAGTCCTTCGAGAAGGACATGGACGCGGTCGACCGCAAGCTCGACCAGACCGCCGACAAATCGGAGAAGTCGCAGTCCAAATGGGGGCAGTTCAACTCCAAGTTGTCTGCCATCTCGCCCACGTTCAAAAAGGTGTCCGACACATGGCAGGAGTCCTCCAGCAAGATCGACGGAGCCTTCGGCAAGTCGTCCGGGATGGCCAAGCTTTTCAAGCTCGGTGTGATCGGTGCGCTGGTGGCCATCGCGGCCAAGGTCGCCAAGGTCGCCTGGCAGTTCGCCAAGGACACGGCTCGGATGTTCGACCCGAAAGGCTACTCCAAGGCTGCGGGGCAGATGCAGAAGAGCGTCAAGAAGCTGAAGACCACGATCGGGTCCTTCACGGCTCCGCTGGTCAACGGCATCATGACGGTCGTCTCCAAGGTCGTGGACGGCATCACATGGATCCTGGAGAAGATCCGCATACTACGCTCATTCATATGGGGGATCATAAAGGGCATGATCCGGCCCGTCATCGACGGACTCAAGCAGGTCGTCGAGTGGATAAAGAGCGGCATCAACACCCTCGCCAACTTCCTCGGATTCGGAGACGTCTTCAAATCGTCGTCCGAGTCGGCGAAGGATGCGGCCGATTCCATGGGCGAGGTCGTCGAGGCCACATCCGCAGGGCTGGCGGGCTTCGACAAGCTGAACACGCTCGACATGTCCAATTCCGGCGATGCGGAGCAGGCCGACAAGCTCAAGGACGGCATGGAGGAGGCCTCCAAGCTGGGCGAGAAGTTGGGCGAGAAGCTCAACATCAAAGGCATCGTCAAGGAGCTCACCAGCATCGACTGGGGAGGACTCTACAACGGGTTCTGCGAGACACTAGGAAAGATCCCCAAGTGGTTCAAGAAGAACGTCACGGACAAGATCCTGAACATCGACTGGGGTGGATTGTGGAACGGCTTCTGCGAGACCCTCGGAGGAGCCGGAGATTGGTTCAGGGACAACGTCCTCAATCCCATCCTATCGTTCGATTGGGGCGGTCTATGGAATGGTTTCTGCGAGACCCTCGGAGGCCTCAAGGATTGGCTTCTCG